TGGATTTGCAGTGCGCTTTGGTCCACCGCCAATTGCCAAAGATTTAGCGGTTGCCAACTCAGTTTCCAAATTCATTGCTCTTACCTCAGCCGCCTCTTTTGCGGACACAAGGTTGGCAATCTCTGATTTGAGAGCCTTTGTTGCTTTTTCTACCACTTCTTCTACTATGGCTTCTATCTTATCTGCGGAGTTTTCATCAGCAGAAATTTCTTTTACTTCTTCAGCAGGTGCTTCTTCTGTTGCTGGTGTTTCTTCTGCAACAGTATCTGCAACTTCTAATCCACTTACTTCAGCAGATTTAGGTGTATCAGATGGAGGAACAATTGTTGCTGTGTCTAAATTAGCGCCTGTTTCAGCAGTTGGTGTTATGTCAGTTGCCGCATCAGATTTGCTCATGTATTTATCCCAACATTTCATTCCATATTCATCAGATTTTCCTGCTTCTTTGCAACGCTTCATAAAAGCATCTTTAGTTTCACCCTCAGCAGGCATCATTTCTTTATCATCTGCTTTACTAGACAATTCAATTTCTGTTTCTTCCATAACTTCTCCTTCTGCTTTTTCGCCCTCATACCAGGCGGCAAGATGCGCTACTGCTTCTAACAAATGTGAAATAGATCCGATTTCATTACTGCCTTCTTTCATTTCCTGTGCTTCAACGGAAATTAAATTAGCAAGTGCTTCGCGGGCCGCTTCAAATTGCTTCTTATCAAATTTAAGAAGATCGCCCACAATGGACTTAGGTACTGAGATAGTTGATTTTTCCATTGAGTCACTTTCTTTCTCTGATTTATTCTCAGATTGTATTAGATTATTTTTGTCAATTACTGAAGTTTCATGTAATTCTTCCACCTGGATTACGGTTTCATCTCCTGATGCAGACTTAGCCAAAACCAATTGGCAGTTAGGGTTAGCAGGGCGATCAACCAGGGAAACTTCAACAATCTGTCCATCAACAATCCGACCATTAGCCGCTTTGTGATCCCGCACTACGCGTGGGTTTTTAATTCCAATAGAAAAACCTTTAAGTACGCCTGAGTCCACTTTTTTTACTGAAACTGGATCTACAACTAATGCTGTTATGTAATGACCATCTTTTTTAATTTCATATTCTTTTGCAACACCTGCGGCTATATTGCTGTGTTGCTCTCTAATGTTGCCGCCTGATTTAAACCAGTGTGGCATTGCGCGATCTAACCAATCTGCGTCACAGATTTGTTGATCAATGTCTAGTGAGTCATCAGTTGCCTTGCCATAAACTGTGAGCGTTCCATCAGAATTGCGATCTGCTTTTTCTATCGCAAAAAATGAAGTTGTTAAATTGGTCATCAGTCCTCTATCCATTCAACGGTTAAAGCCTTAGCGCTAACTGTATCAATTAGTTTTTCTCTGCGCTGTAATTCTGCTTCAGCCTCCTTGTCATATTCCGCTACCATTTTCTTAGCCTCTGCTACCCCTCTTTCTGCTAGGTAATACAGTTCTTGTAATGTGGCTTCTTTAGGATCTATAAAATCTACTGGATCACAACTTTCTTCTTGTTCGTTCATTAATTACGCCTCCTTGATTGGTGTTTGTTTTGAGTATTGAGCAGGCAAACCTTTTAATACCCAATTTTTATATGGTTGAGGTACTTCATCAATTGATGATGCTTTTAAATACCAATCCCTAAATTGATCAAGAACCTCAACATCTTCTGTCTTGTTTACTTTAAAACTATTAATTGCTGTTGCCCATTTTATGCTTATCACATGATCTGTAATCATTCTTTTACCCTCACTGCCCCTCTGTTTAGGATTACATAAATGCCGCCATCTTCATCTACATGCTTGATTGCGTCATACCCATTAACTGCGGCATAACGGCCTGGATCTCTAAATAAGATACCCAGTTGCCTTGCTTGTTCTTCTGTAAGATCGCCAAAACTATCTACAAATTTGCCCATTTCAGGATTGTTATATGGGCGTTTAAATGCTTTGTCATAAAAAGCATTACTTGCTGTTTTAGCACCATTCTTAGCATCTTCCATATCTATTACTTTTGCTTGTGGTGATAAAGCCATAGTTATTACATTGTTAGGATTATCTCCTGCGTATTTAATTACATAGTTTAAATCAGTTCCTGCATAAACACCATTTCCAGCAACACCCGTACCTACATACATTTCACCATCTTTAAATTCTTTAATCATTTGATCAACAGATTTCGTAGAACTAGCAGTTAGCCCACGGTGAATAATCGGTGTTCCTAATTGCTCTAATACAGCAAAATCATTAGCGCTCAAAACGGTAGGTTTAGCAGTAAAGCCTTGCGCTTGTAATATGGCCTTTAAGCGGTCATCTCCAGTGTACTTAAAAGCCTCTATGTATTTTTGTGTTGCTCCATCATAGATAGTAACTACGCCCATTTGATTTTCTTTTATGTCAATAATTTTAAGCATTTCTTGTTTATCAAATTCATTTTGATTGTTGTATTTGGCTTTGACCGTTTTAGGCTTAGGAGGTTCTACTGCAATAGGAACAGGTACAGGCTTAGGTTGTACTACCCCTCCAGGAACTTTCCAGCCAAATTCAGTAGCCAAGGCCTGAACTAACTTATTGTCAGTCTGTCCAGCAGTCCTATAATATTCAGTGAACATTTCTGCGTAAAACTCTCTAGTGTTTTCACCTGAGTATCCGCTCTTAAAAGCATCAGGAAATTCTTTTTTAAGTTTATTGATTACCTGTGTTGTTCTTTCAGCCTGTCTTGACAATGAGCCTTGGGCAAGATCATCAACTAAATGACCCCATTCGTGGGCTAAGGTGTATTGGAATTGAGTAGTAGTTGGGGTAACTGGCATCTTAAATTTACCAGCGCTCGCAACTTTTAATTCCGCATCTTTAACAATCTTAGGAACTACCCATAAATCTTCTTGGCCAAGATAAGCCCACCCGTATTTATTCTTACTGTCTTTAGTGATGTGAACTGCCGCACGATTTTTAGGATTGCTTAATTGTAATTTTTCTACTTCTTCAATTACCTGTTTGCGCATTTCTTCTTTGACCGCAAGGCCCACGCCACCAAATTGAACTTCTATTGGGCCGTTCTTATACACAACGCCTTTGGCTACAAAATCCCGATCCATTTTTTTACCGTGTAGATCGTAAATTACTGCCGCTCTTGCTCTGTCAATTGTTGTAGTGCGTGAGCGTATGATGTTTTGTAGTTCTATTTCTCTCATTGCTTCTCTTGGCACAACTTCCCATTTACCAGGTATGAATGGGCGATTATCTAGTTTTTCATAGATTGCTTGACCTGGATCTATTGTTCTGTTTTGCAATTCTGCAACTGTTTGTTCTATTTGTTGTTTTGGAGTTGGGAAAGCAGGAGGTAATTCAGGTGGAGCAGGCGGAGTTACCAGCGTTGTACCAGTTGGGGTTAAATCATCTTCTTCCATTCCAGGAATTACTGGCAATAAAACGCAACGGCAATGTGGGTGTTGCGGTGGCTGTGTTGCTCCAGTAGGAAATGATGTGCCAATAGGAACTACTGCACCTGCATTTTGAGCGCATTTATCGCATGGATCTGACACATGCCATTCCATCTTTTGTAAATCAGCATCTTTGTAGCGTTGAATTGTGGCCGCAGACATGGCTCTATTCTGTTCAGTGATAGCAATTGTTAATGCTCTTGATGCGCTAGCCACATGTTTACCTATAAGAATAGAGGCTCTTTCAGCATCTAATCCAAGTTCTATTGTAGTAGCCAAGGCATTGCCTATGTCTGTGATGCTGGTTCTTTCCATGCCTTTAATAGTTACATTGGTTTGATCTAATAATCTTTGGAAAGCACCTGGCCTACGCAACATTAATGCGCCTGCTTTATCTCCTGGTTGCCAATTCTTCCAATCAATGTAGCCATCATCAGCCGCTTTGTTAGCCTGGATTGTTTTTTTAATCCATTCATCAGCCGCCGCTTCCCCAAGTACATAAGCCTCAGCCCAAGTACGCCATAGTGTTGAGGCCAATGCTTCAGTTCGTAAGCGCACATTCATAATTGCCCAAGAGCGAGCGCGGGCATTGTCTTGCGCTTTGTTTTTTGTAGAGATCGGTTGCGTTTCCTGATACTGCAAAAAGATCTTTTTGTAATCGGCCATTTCCATAAGAGCCGCCCTGATCTTGGTTGCGTTCTTTGCCGCTATGCGCCCATCTGCCTCTAGAGCGCCCTGGATCATGTTAGATAAGCCTTAGCGAGCGCCCTAGCAGTTTCTAAATCACCGTCAAAAGCACAACGATTAAGTGCATCTCCCACAATTGGATCTAGGCTTTTAAATTCAAACAGTCTTGCCCGTTTGCCTTTGTTAGCCCACTTCATAAATGCTTTTACTTCCGCAGATTGTGCCTTTTCAACTTCATCAGATTCAACTCTTTCTTCTTCCGTGCCTTCTTTCTCAGGTTTCTGATCAAGCGGATTAGGAGTGGTTGCGGCTGTTGGTGTTGCGTTAGGCCCTTCAAGAGTTGGAGCAGTTGAAACTGTTGATGCGTTAATGATTCCGTCAGGGGAGAACAAGTACACGCTAGATCCTGACACAAGCATTGGCATGTCGGCTTGTGGGGTATCAAGCAATGGCAATCCCAATTCTGATCTACGCTCATTGATTGTTTTCCCTCCGCTAGTAACTTCAATTTGTGACTTACGCGCATTTTCTTCATTGTCCATACGCTTTGATGTCATTAATTTAAATTCAAGTTCGCGTGGCATACCTAAATATGTGTAAGAAAGGTTTGTAACCATCTTTGAAATCCAGTTAGCCAATGGTTGAATTCCAATAGCCTCAGC